AGCCGATAGTATGGAAATTGTGAACAGAGAAAGGAAACAAGAGATAATGAAGAGACAGAGTGCGCACGATTATGTTTTTTGCCCCGAATGCGGTGCGAGAGTGGTTCACGAAAGTGGCTGCGTAACCTGTCCTAGCTGTGGGTGGGGTATGTGTGGATAAGTGTAAAATATGTCTTATATTTGGCTCCTAGTGCTAAACGTGGTAGAATATTCGCAGAATGTGCCAGAACACCAAATACGGCAAAAGTGGGTATGAAAATACAAGGAGTGTTTAGGCGTGAATTCTGACATTTATGCCGCAGTACGTACACGTGCTAATGGACGCTGTGAGCTGTGTGGTAAGTTAACCAGCGATTTAGAGCTACATCACGTTGTGTCTGGTTACGGGAGACGCCAGCAGTACGAGAGCATTGACACATGCCTAATGCTATGCCATGAATGCCACGAGCAGGTACACAGAGATGCTAAGCTAAACAGAGCATTAAAGCTGTTAACTCAGGAGAGGTTACGGCGTGCTGGTAGAACTGAAGATGAGGTTAGACAGATAATGGGAGGCAGGTTATTGTGATGCTCAATTCACAGGCCATAAAGGAAATGGGATTAATGTGGTACATTTACGATGCAAAGGAGGGGAGAGTATGGTCTTTGTGGAAATAATAGGACTAATAGTTATTGGCGTAATTTTGCTGGTGTGTGGTATAACGTGGGCGCTATTTGCTTACTACGTAGCTCAAGAGCTGTTAACGCTGTTAACCGCTAGCCCGGTAGCATTTCTGGTGGTGTTAATGTTGTTTACGCTGTTTTCGTTCTTAGGCTTTCTTACCCTAGCATACATTTTTAGCCAAGACATTAAAAAGCTGTGAAGTGGTGTGCATTGAAGGGGGGTGGCAATTAGTAAATGGGTAGCCGTAAGAAGTTCACTGACAGTAAGAAGGAGCTTTTTATTAACCTTATAGCGAACGGGGAGACGATAACTAATATATGTAAGGCCATGGGCATTGATAGTTCTACCTATCGTAAGGCACGCTTAGCTGATCCAGAGTTTGCACAAGCTGTAGACGAAGCTAAGAAAATACGCTTACATCTTGTAGAAGATGCTTTATTTCAATCAGCCATTAACGGTAACGTACTCGCTCAGAAGTTCTACCTGGTTAACCGTGGCGGTGGCGAGTGGAGGGAGATGCACTACGTTACCCAAGATAGTAAAAGTGAGGTGACGGTAAGGTATGACGAAACGGCCGCCAAAAAAATCATCACTGACGAAGAAAGCAGAAAGCTTTTTAGCCAGCTGTTTGAACGAATACTTCTTAGCCAGAACGATGCCGCTGGGTCTGATGAAGCTGGAGATGGGGAGTAGGTATGTGCACAATTGGCATTTACGGGTGCTGAACGATAAGCTAATGGACTTAGCTGAAGGCAAAATAAATAGGTTAATGGTATTCATGCCGCCTAGGCATGCTAAGAGTTCAGTAGTGTCGCATTACTTCGCAGCTTGGTTTTTAGGCAATAATCCAGATAAGAGAGTAATCCTTTCTAGCTACGAGGCTGATTTTGCAGCTTCGTGGGGTAGGAAGGTTAGAGATACGCTAGAGCGCTACGGCCGGGACGTGTACGGGGTAAGTATTAGAGAAGATAATTCAGCTAGTAACCGGTGGGAAATAGATAAGTATGGCGGTGGTATGAACACAGCCGGTGTAGGTGGCAGTATTACGGGTAAAGGTGCAGACCTACTAATCATAGACGACCCAGTAAAAAACGCAGAAGAAGCAAACAGTAAAACGCTTAGGGATAAGGCCTGGGACTGGTACAAGTCTACGGCATACACCAGGTTAGAACCGGGGGGCAGGGTTATACTGATCCAGACTCGTTGGCATGAAGATGACCTGGCTGGTAGGATACTGAAAGAGATGGAGAGCGGTGGAGAGCAGTGGGAGCTAATATCGTTACCGGCAGTGGCTGAACAAGACGAGTATTACGAAGGCAAGCTAGTAAGGCACAAAGGAGAAGCGCTATGGCCTGCACGGTATGACGTAGATAAGCTTAAAGAAATAGAAAAAACGCTTGGATCATACTGGTGGGCTGCGCTGTACCAGCAGAGGCCAGCACCAGAAGAAGGATCCATGATTAAACGTAGCTGGTGGAAGTTCTACAAAGAGTTACCTGGTGACATTGATGAGTACATACAAAGCTGGGACATGGCCTTCACGGGTACAGATCAGAGCGACTATGTAGTAGGTCAGGTGTGGGCACGGAAGGGGGCTAATAAGTACTTAGTAGATCAAGTCAGAGACAGGCTAGACTTCCCTAGCACTATAGCGGCAGTAAAAATGCTGTCAGCAAAATACCCGCAAGCGTATGCTAAGATAGTGGAAGATAAGGCAAATGGTCCAGCAGTTGTCCAGTATCTGAAAGATGAAATACCGGGATTAATACCTTACACTCCACAAGGCAGTAAAGTAGCACGGGTAGCAGCAGTCAGCGCTGAGATTGAAGCAGGTAACGTGTACTTACCAGAAAATGCGCCTTGGGTAAATGATTTTATAGAAGAATGTGCAGCATTCCCAAATGGGTTACATGATGACCAGGTAGATGCCATGACACAGGCGCTAATTAGATTTAAAGAAACTTCAGGATTTGGCAGTAACAATGTTTTAAATGTTTTAAGGGGGGCGAGAATATATGGCAAATCCGTTTAGCTGGATAGTGGGGGAGATATCAAAACTCAGAGCTCCAACGTTTGGACAATATGGATGGGTGATAAGTTCGAGGGATGTGTATTCCCTAGATACATCACGAGTTGACTATACTCTTGCAAGAGAACTATACCACAATACTAATGACGAGTATAAGTTGGGGGCGGGATTTGCAAAGCCGATAATAAATACATTAGCTGGTTTCATGGGTGCTCCTAAGTTTAGGTGCGTGGATGAGGAAGCCCAGCAAGTGCTTGACGATTATGCTGTTGAATGGACGAGTAAGATGTTGAGAGTACACCAGCTTACACTTAGGGATGGGGATTGTTTTGTATACCTGTATGCTGACAAGGTAAATAACATCCTTTATCCAGAGAGAGAAGGTGCTGCGATTGACTTTGTAATTATTCCGCCAGAGCAAGTTGCAGATATTGTGCTTGATCCAGTAACTCATAAGCCTATTGGCTACGTAATACAATCGCAGATAAGCTGGGATGAAGGCCGAAGAAGGTATACGTATACGCAGTACATAACACCAGAGATTATAGAAGTTAGCGCACAGGGAGACGTGCCTGAAGGCGTGAAGGTGGGACAGCAGCCTAATCCGTGGGGCTTTATTCCGATAATCCATTTTAAGAATGAGCCAGAAGAGACACAATTATTTGGTACGTCGGAGTTGGAGGCTGTAGAGCCATATTTAAAAGCGTACCATGACGTTATGCTCCACGCAATGCAGGGTTCAAAATTACACTCCACGCCGAGGATGAAGTTGCAATTAAGGGATGTTGCAGGATTTCTGAAGAACAATTTTCCAGATGCTTGGGAGGATATTCAGCAAGGCAGACCTGCAAGGTTGGATTTAACAGGCCACGAGTTGCTGATTTTTACCGATGAGGAAGATGCTTCGTTCATTGAGGTTAGGTCGGCCATAGGTGATGCGGCTACCTTGCTTAAATTGTTATTCTATTGCATTGTTGATGTGTCCGAAGTGCCAGAGTTTGTATTCGGTGTGCATACTCCAAGTTCTCATGCCAGTGTGTCTGAGCAAGCTCCTTTGTTGATAAGAAGAGTCGCCCGTAAGCGAGAGATGGTTACGGAGAATTGGATTATGTTTGCGAGAATGGTGCTTGCGATGTATTCACGATTAACAGGTAAGAGGTTTGCAGATTACACCGTTACTATAACTTGGGACGAGGTAATTGAAAGAGACGAGCGGCAATATGCAGAAACTATTAACACGTTGACTAACGCGTTGAATGTGGCAGTAATGGGTGGGTTTATGAGTATTGATGCGGCAGTCGATTTACTTAGTCAGTATGTGGATACAATGTCTGAATACGTTAGCGACAATCCAGAGATACCTGGAGAAAGAGAAAAAATAATCAAAAGCTGGATATTGAGGCAAAGGCTGGAACAAAATGCTGGCTTTAATAGGCAGTTGGAAGAGATGACAAAGGCGATAGAAGAAGCGGAAAATGAGTTGGCTTGATGAGGTTAAGAGGTTTAACAAGCCATATTACAAGTGGACGCTTGAAACACGGAAGAAGTTCTTGAATACAGAATTAAGGGCTGAGAGGAAGCTGGCATTAGAGATTGAGGAAGCCGCAGAAGATTTGACGAGGTATATGAAGAAGCTGCCGAAGGATCATGCGGCACAGATGAAATATGTCCAAGAAGGGCTACGAGAATTTGCAAAAGAATTGAGAGGAGTGCAGAAGCAGACATTAACTGAGGGGATAGAGAAGGCGGCGGCAATAGGTGTTGAGTATTCCAGAAGAATGACAAGGGATGTGTTCGGGCCAGTGCTTCCTTTAGTTGAGAAGGAGCTGGAGAATGTATTCGGTGCAGTGCAGGATGATGTTATTAAAGCGATGTGGAATAGGCGGCTTGCTGGGTTGCAGTTGAGCGATAGAATATGGAAGATAAGCAAGAGCAATGCAGAGGCCATAGGTAGGATTGTGTTGTCAGGGATAGCTGAAAACATGGACATTGTGGATATAGCCAATGCGTTGGAGGAGTATGTGCAAGAAGGAGCGAGGACAATAGCAAAAGACTACCCTAACATGATGAAGAGGATGGGGAAGCGGTTACCTGCGAATTTGAATTATGAGGCTTTACGTTTGGTTAGGACAGAGGTTTTAGCGGCTCATGGTGATGCATTAATAAGGAGTGCGGCATATAATCCAGCGTGTAAAGGTGTGAAGTGGGTATTAAGTTCAGAGCATCCAGAATACGATATTTGTGATCAGTTGGCAAATGCAAACATCGGGTATGGTGCAGGCGTTTATCCAGTAGACCAAGCTCCACCTATGCCAGCTCACCCAAATTGTTTGTGCTTTTTCGTAGAAGTGGTGGAAGAGCCTGAGCAGTTTACTGATAGGTTAATTAAGTTCATAGGCGATCCAAGTAGCGATCCATTACTTAGAGATTATTGGGGCAAAACATTTGGTTCATTGGAGGTGATATAATGAACGCGGATAAAAGCAGGGGGATTGAGCAGAGGCAAGCAAAGAGATATGACAAGGCGAGGATTGAAGTCAATCCGAGGAATAACAATATAATAATACGTGATATGAGAAGCGGTCAGTTTTTGCCAAAGAATAATTCGAAAGGGGGTGAAAAGTGATGCCAAAGGCATTCAAAATTAGTAACGATGAGATTTCGGAAAAAGAGTGGGGGGATGTAGATAAAAGTGCGATATGGCAAATATTTAAGCAGGGGCTTGAAGAAGGTGCAGACGGTGTAACAGCGGCAATAAGGGAGATGTATGCTGTAGTAAAAGCTCCGATAAATGAAGAGTTGACGTCGGCAGATTGTTGGGGGCCGCATCACGAAATTAGGTCTGATGGTACATTGGTGGTAAATAGGCGAGGGGTAATAGCAGCCGTTCAGGCATTAGCTGGAGCAAGGGCAGAGCCTAGTCTAACTCTGGCTGAGAAGGTGGAAGCGGCGAAGCATTTGAACAAACATTATCGGGCTTTAGGCTTAGAGCTTCCAGATAGCGTAAAGGCATTGGTCGGTGAGATGGAGGTAGTACCGTTACAAGCAGATGTAAATGGTGAGATGGCAATTAACGATATTCCAGTCGCTCCTTGGGCTGATATAGAGAGTTTGAAAGAAGGAGACAATAGCCCGATGGAGGTTATTGTTTCAGTACCAGTTGGCAAGTCTAAAAGGGGGTGGTTGTACACTGAGGAGGCTTTAAGAAGTATTGAAAAAGTCGTTAACGAGCAAGGCCTTCCTGGATTTCTCGGTCACCAAAAGCCTGAGGAAGTGGAACATGAATTCCCGAAGCCAGTTACACACTGGGTAGGAGCGAAGTTTGAAAATGGCAAGTTGTATGTGCGGGGAGTAATTGACAAAGACGCAGATGATTTGAAGCGGTGGATAAAGGGAAGAGCCGTACGTACAGTGTCCATATTTGGCGTGCCGAAATTGGCCAAAAAGGGTAATGGCGAAATTGAGGTGGTGGATTACCAGCCGTTATCTATAGACTGGACGCCATTAGGAAGGAATGGCATGCCGACAGAAATTGTAGCTGTTGGCGAAATTGACGTAATAGGGAAGGAGGCCGATAATGTACCTGTGATTAATGAAGTAGCAGAAAAGGTTTACGGGGAATTGACAGCATTACTTGGAGTAGAAGGGGAAGAGGTAATCGAAGCGGTAGAAGAGATGAAGAAAGTCGTTGAAGAACAGCGTAAGATGAAGGTGGAACAGCTGATTAATAAGCTTGTAAGTGAAAAGGTTGTCGGTGAGATTGCACAAGTATTTGTGAAGAAGTTAATTAAATACGATGGCGAGCCTGATGAAGAGAAGATCAGCGGCGAGATTGATAGAATACTTAACGATGACGAGGTTAAGAAAGTGCTCGAAACAATGTACGTTACTCCTGCTCCAGTGGTAGGGGAGCAGACAGTATCTAAACTCGCAGTTAAGCGAGTAAG